GAAATCTACCATATAGGCGCTTCGCTGAAAGACTTGGGAAAGAAACTTTTCGCCTTCTCGAAAATATCGGCTATTCCGCCGGAACTTATATACAACAATCTATAATATCCAGTTGTCGCAAATTTTGCGACAAGTCAAAACAAGAAAAGCCGGTGATTAACCGGCTTTTTCATTTTCGTGTTTCAGGTAGTTCCGTTAAATACGTTCTTACTTTCGTTTCTTTTAGTTTAAGGAGATCACGCTCGCACAGGGTAGTTTTAGGTGATTTCGCACGCTCTTATTTATTGTTATATAAATATCTGTAATCCTACTGCAAATATATATCGTATAATTCTATTATGCAACCTATTATACGTTTTTATTTCTTTCCGGCTCGATAATGTCGGCCTTGTTCTTGAACCATTTGAATATATTGATTCGAAACTTGCTGCCTCTTGATTCGAAATAATTATTGAAGCAGGAATTTATTTCACACCCGTATATAACGAACAGGACGACAGCCGGAAGTATGGGAATATCGAAAGGTTGACCGAATGCAGCTCCGAAACTGGTTGCAACCAATATCCAACATATATAGTCGATCATCTTATTGACAGTACGTCGGATCGCCCGGCTTTTCCGTATGGTTTCGCCTCTTTTTTTAGAGGCTTCTATCCCAAATTTGAAATCGGCAATAATCAAACAGAGAGCGGCCACGATGAACCATTTCACCGGCTCGACGAACTCGATGAACGAGGTTAGCCAACTTGCCAACATGCCGGATATTACATTTCTTTCCTGCATATATATGTTATTAAGCATTATTTCCCTGTTCTGTTTCCTCCTGCAAAGCCTGTTCTTTGGCTGCATGATAACTTAGATGTTTCTCCGGTGTAATCTCCCTTACGGTTGAAGCGTCGAAGTCTGCCGGCGTGTACATCGCTTTTACTCCCTCGTAAGTCTTTATATCATCGCCTTCTCGGTAGGTAGTCAGGTAATTACCTTCCGTTGCGGGAGTAATCTTTTGATAGGTCTTTTCTTCTATATTCATGGGTATTTGTTTTTTATGAGGTTTTGTTTGATTGTGTTCTTTTATCCATTACATCGAATCGGCGAAATTAATCGTCCAATTCTCATCTGTCAGTTTCGCTATGATACCTTCTGTTTCCAGATAAGTTTGTGCAGTCGTGTTAAATGTCAACGCAGCGGCCGGTAGTCCCAGAGATTTTAATGGAGCTACACCGCTTTCTCCGGCAGCATTGGCGAATCCTCCGAATCGATTCAAAGTATCTTCATCGATATTCGGGGAATCTGCCAGCGATAGAGCGGTGTGTAAGAAGATAACATCGCCGATAGACGACAGCGCCGAACAGCCTTTAAACATATTGACCGCATTAGTCACGTTCGAAAAATCCCAGTATTCAAGAGATTGCATGGATTGGTTATTATAGAATATAAAGCTACAATTAGCAATTTTCGGAATATTTATCTTCGGGAAATGAACGATAGGAATATTTGAAAAAGCGTATGTTGCGGTGACGATATCCGGTAAATCGATATTGCCTATTTCCGTTAGTTTTGAACTTTCAAAGGCGTTAAATGCGGTATATGCACTTTGAACGGATAAATTTAAGATTTTAGCTATATTACTTCTCTGAAAAATTCCTTCTAATGACAGCACATCTAACGGCTCTATATTTACTTCATCATTTAGACTTGTTGTGCCACGAAAAGCCGCTACAACGTTAGTCATTTTCCCCCAATTTAAGTTTGAAGGTAAAGAAATTAGAGATTTGCAGGTGTCAAAAATGTATGACAAATCCGTCACATTCGAAAAGTCGAATATCTCCGGTACTTCCTCGAACGTAGAATATGAGAATTTAATCCCCTCCGCTGCCACGTCGATTTTGGTAACGGGTACGAGTGTGCCCGTCAACTTCTCGCCTCGTGCATACGCCGTCTTTCCAGCCATAATATCGGCAGCCGTGGCCGTAGCGTCGGCTGTCATTTCTGCCAATGTGGGGCACTGCTTCGACGGTTGCCCAGCCTGTATCAATCCCAATCTTCCTAAACTCATGGTTTACCGCATTTTATTGATGTTAAGCTGCAAATCTTCATCACCGACACTAACAGTCGTTCCAGCAGGGAAATAGAAACTGATAATCGTTCCGGTAGCCACGACCACACGGCTATCTGTTCCGTCCGGGTAATTAATTTGTACAACAGTTCCGCTAACAAAACTCAACATATACACACCGGCTTCGGGCAATTCTACCGAATCCCCGCTTCCTTCAATGTAATATTGCTTTCCGGGCTGCAAAACCCCGATAGGGTTCCTATTTATATCTAAGGGTTGATATTCGTTCATAACAGAAATGTTTTTAATCTTTATAATATCCGCGAATAACGGCTAAGTTGTTTTCCAATCCGGGAACCGAGGTATCGAATGTCACCGTAAAGCTGTTTTCGATCACGATTCCGGGATCGTTTTTCAACTGCCACGATTCACCGGGGAATATCTTCACATTTCCCAATACATAGGCTATCGATGTGCCTTGATTGCGGAATATGATAATCGAAGGGGAATTTGTTCCCTCGTTCTCGATCGTCCCGTTCGACGTTCGGATCGTGTTCTTATATATGATTTTTAGAGGCTTAATCATCGTTATCTCGTTTAAAAATGTACCACAATATTATACCGGCGCAAATGATGGAGCCAGCAATGACAAATACGTTGAATCCGCTTTCTAACCCCATACTTTTTTTTTTAGATCGATCCACCTTTTAAATTCTCCGACGGTGATCCGGTCGTCATGATCCAAATCGATACCGGGGTTTGCGTCGGCTATTACCTTCGCCGGGAGTGTCGATGTTTGCAACACATAGCTGTCCGGTTTGCCGAGAGCGGCGGGGAAGAAAGTAACGAGGTATAGATCATACAAAGAGCTCATCTTTCCCCGATACGGATAAAAATACTTATACACGTAGTCGAGTTGGGCGACATTCGACATCTTCCGTAGGGCTTCGGTCGTCGTGCCTAACCCCTTCGCTGTGTCCGGCATGAACTGGATAAGGCCCGACGCTCCGCCATTCGGATTATAAGCAGCGGGATTCAAACCGCTTTCCGAGTTCATGACGAACATAAGCCAATCGGGCTCTATACCCAGTTTTGCGCAGATTAGTCGTACCTTCTGCAAGAATGCTTCCTTATTGCTTGTTACTTTATTTTCGAACCACATGATACATAGTTATTTATATTGTTATTCTTCCTGAATGACTAAAAACCAAACGAGGGCTACCGCTCCGATCGCAACGGCCCACTTCTTCCAGCGCAAATCCTGACCGGTGACTACCACGTCATCGAATCCGCCACCGTCAAGGGCGCCATCGTCCGAGGTTTCCGGGGATTGAAGCACGGTATTATTCCGGGACGGCATGATGATTCTTTTTTTTCTGTCTTTCCGTTCCATATCGCTACATATTATTTTTCAACAATAACAGACCGAGAGCCAATACACCGGCTCCGGCCAATACGTTTTTCTCGACGACTTCCGTAGAGGGGTTATGGTCCGAAGTCCCGTTCTCGATATCCATATTGGCTTTGATTTCGTCGGCCCAATCTTCCATAAAATCGGGGTTGCCTCCATTGGGGTAAGCGTTGACACGATTACGAGGGTTATCTTCATTGAAAAGAGCTATATAACTATCATTTTTCAAATGCTTCAAATCATAAGCCGGTAACAAATTGTATAGATAAGAATAACCTTTATCTTCGTTCTCGTAATATTCAAATTCATATTCATAATATCCCGGATATTGATATCCCGGATAGAGTTCTCGAAAAAAATCTAATCGTTCCCGATAAGACAATAATTCATAGGAGTTTCCTGTTACTATCTTAAATATTTCTTGTGCCCAATCTCCACGAGTACGGGATTGTTTCCTTACCAGATAAGCCGGTTCCCCAGCTGGTTTCCAATATCCCGGATAGTGAGAGAACGTGGCAGCCAATGATTGTCTTTGAGATTTGATATTTTCTCGGTCGGATTTTGGAAGTAAAGATAATGCCAGATCATCTATGTTAAGGATCTCAGCCCCATATTCGTCATAGGTTATTTCTATTGCATCTTTTCTTTCCCAATATGGATATTCCTTATATAAATAATCAATCCAGTTACCGGCATCCTCCAACACGGAAGAATCGATAAATTGGCTTAAATATTCACTATCGAAAAATTCGGGATAAATAAGTTTTCCGATAAGATCTTCCCGGACGAAGGCAAAGTAAAAGTTTTCTAATGAATTTTTTTGCGCCTCTATTTGATCTTCGGTTGGTTCATGTCCGAACATCTCTTTAAAATACTCGATAAATTCATCTTCCACAAACTTTTTGCCGAGAAATCTCCACGAAAATAGAGAGGTATTAAGCCGTAATTCATCTTTGATAAATACATAATGCCAACGTCCGTCCGGCATATCGACAAATTGACCGGTTAGCTGTATTTGATAAGGTACGTCCCACTCAGATGCAAATCCTTTTTGGTGGTTGTACATGTGCGAAATCATTTGATTCGCATGTATGGTATATATCGATACCGATTCGGAAGTAGGACGAGCCCGAAGATTCAAATAAGAACAGAGGCGCGTTACATCTTTACCGACAAGCTCTTGCGAAAATCCTTTTGCCGCATTCTTATAGGAAGATTCGATATATTTCCAAAACGGAGTACTATCCGGCCATTCATGATCTAAATTTTCTGCCGTCAAACGGGGAACATTTTTAGCGGTATATTTCCAAGTATTTATTTTAAAATTCTGATTGGTTAACTTAGGCGGATTAGCAGAAGTTAATAGAGCTTGTAATTCTTTCTCGTTGAAAAAATCACACCAAACAGAATTATATATTTCATCGGAATAGAACATATCAAATATTGTTTTTAATCCACTTGACAGCGAGCACTGCACCTACGGCAATGGCTCCATATTTGAGGATAGAAAAGAAGTTCAGATTAAAAGCCCCTTTCCAATATCCGTTCGTATGCCCTTGCGCCTCGGCTTCCTGAACCTGACGACTGATATCATTGCGAATAGATTGTGCAATTTCCGGATCTACATTTTCAAGAACTGAGGTTAATTCTTTGCTCTCCTTATAGGTGTATTTAGATTCTTCTAATCGGGCTTCATTCGAGAAATAATAAATTGTCGCTCCGACAGAAATAACTACGGCGCTGACAATAAGAGTAACCAATGCCGTAGTAGAAATTACCACTCCGACGAATGCCGTATTATTTACGATAGATAACAATGCCGGGGCAAATTGTGTCAATGTACTTTGTCCTTCCTTTACATTTTCTACCAGCCCGCTATCTTTTAGATATTCGTTTCTCTCTATAATTTCGTTATACAGATTTCGAATCTTTGTCTTATAAGATGTTACATTATAGCCTCTTGCCTCTAACCGACGGCAATATTCAGCACCGATAAGGAGGTAAGTTAAACTATTCATATCGTTCTCGATAATCAAGTTTAACCGGGCTTGTGCCGTATTGTATTCGGCAGGATTAACCGATTTCAATTCCACATAATCCTCACGCACCCACCCCCACACATGAACGCCATCGATGGCAGCCAGCCGATACCAAGTCCAGCCGTCCACCGTTTCAAACATGCCGTCAGACATACCGACAAACCCGTTGACCGTGTAAAGCAACTCCGAACTATAAGAAGGTTGCGAATATACCGAAACTCCGGTAAATCGGGGAAAAACGCCCTTGTTGAAGAAATTAGGATTGTATTTCATATCAAGCGAATTGTTTAATCATGCCCAAGAGAGCGGGGTTTTCTTCCAATTTGTCACACAGTTTTTCCAACAGATTCAGATAATCGGGTTCGATGGCTGCCAGCCGTTCGGCGATCCGCAATATCCGGGAGTTGTCGTCGGTATTCGGATCCGGAGCTGGAACCCGGATAGGCTGCGAAGTTCCTGCAACTCCTACCTGCATGCCCGGACGCCCGAAGAACCTTTCGAGAATAGCCGGAAGATAAGGGGCTACACGGCCGATCGCTGACTGCAAAGGGCTTTCCCGTTCCTCTAATTCTTCTTCGTATTCTTTTACCTTCGATTCGAGCTCGGCGATACGGAACTCTTTCTTTTGAGCGTCAAGTGCCGCGGCGATTCTCCGGTCCACTTCATCGGAAGGAACACCGCCGATATTCGCCGCTCCCGTCAGGGAGGAAACGGACGTTACATCATCTTCCAGCACGAAGTAATCCCGATACCAGTTTCTACGGGAGTTTCCGTCGGACATCTCGATGTAATATTTTCCCGGCTCCAAATATTCGAGGGTTCGAGATAGTCGATCTTCCATCGTCTTTTTATTCTCGCCTTCCTCGCTTTGGAACTGGAAAGCGTCAGCGCCGGGAGAGGTACGAATCTGTATCTGTTTCACGTTCGGCGTCGATTTCACCCATTCGATTAGATTTTCTTTTCCGCGTATCATAGTCTGTCAGTTTTTAATCTTCGTATTCAAAATTCAAGAAAACGACCTTATCCCCTACCGTCTGGGCAATATCTTGGGAGAGCTCTATATAGGAACTCGGGAAATCGGCTTGCAGATTATCCATATTCAGCCTGAACGGGGAGTTCCATTGCGACAGATACAATACGGGGAACCGGTACAAGATGATATCCGATTTATAAACCAGCGTCAAAAACGAATTGATCGGCGCAACAATAGGTATGCTATCTGGCGACGAAACGTCCGAAGATGTTATTGTCGCATAGATATTTTTAAATTTCTTATCCACCAACACCCGATTATCCGGCAAATAATACTTGTTCGCCGAATTGGAATACACCGGAATGTTAACCGACTGTATTTTCAATTTCTCGAAACAATCCTGTCTTTTGCACAAGGATTCGGGAGTATAGGTGTAGTAAAACGTCAACAGGATATGTTGTGTGTTTCCTGTTTTCGGTTTCGTCAGATAACAGTTCGGGAGTACAAGGTATCGGTTGATAGGGATTTGACGGCCCCCGTACATGAAATAGAATAACGGGATATTCGAAATAAAGTCATCGTTTTTCAAATCTACCAATGTGACGAAAAACTGTCCGACATTATTCGAAGATATGACGTTACCGTCCGGATCCTGCACGTTCGAAGAACTGTAACTGATTCCGAACACAGTCATCGCCGTAATGAATTTGTCGGACAATACCGGGGTATCTGGCAGATAGATACGATCTCCGGGATTAACCTGAGAAACATCTATCGAAATGGAATAGGCGCCGGTAAAAGGTGTATATTCTAATCTATTCATAACAAAAAGCTAAATTTAAATTACGGACTCTGCTATCTGTGGATCTTATATATATTTTGCTACGGTTGAAATCGATCTCTACCGGCGCAATGAATTTTCTGCGAAGGGATAAAGTCCCCGCTTCCAATACTCCTTCCAAGCCGGAGAAAAAAGTGATGGGGACACAGTTAAGGAAACGGGATTTGTCTTTGGGGACAAAATAGAGATATCCCGATTCGATGAAGTTCGGGTAATTGAATATATCCGACGTATCGTCCGAAGATACATATATACCGGTTATTCTTTTCCCTTCCAATGCCTGTACCTTCCTATACAGCGTTATATCTTCCATTTGGGAGGTAACGGGTACGGTCAGGTTATAGATGTTTCTTTGAGAAGGGATAGGTAAGTTCTCCGATCCTATATATACGGAGAAAAATACAACGCTTTCGGTCGGAACTTCTGTCTGAATCGACAGGAAAGAACGCTCCCAGTCTATTACGGCATCTATTCTCGGCAGGTTATTCCCTGAGAAGGAATTGAAATAATCGATAGTGAGAGAATCGACGATTAAATTCCCGTCCATGTCATACAGGGTAACATATATGCCGGTCGACATCAACAGAGGATAACGTCCCGCCAAATCGTAGGTTACGCCCGAAGCGACATAATAAGATTCCAGCCATAGGATTTTTTTACCTTGCAAATGGGTGGACACGGGAAAATAAACCCGGTTTTCGCCCGGATTTACAGTTAATTGTATAAAGTCTACATTCTGTATAACGTATTCCCTCATTTCTTTTCTTTTTAAGATTTCCCGGAGATAGAGGACACTCCGGGAAATCGATGGTCTGACACTATTATGGAATCATCACGCGGGGGCGAGGAAGTCGTTCACGTCGCCCTTGTAGTTTTCGAGCAACAGAGCTCCGTTCTTGACGAGGAAGCCGAGCATAATAAGACTCAACCCTACGGAGCCTTTCGGAGAGCTTGCCGGCTGGAATACCGATGTGTTGGCACACGGGAATTTCAGACTGAAAGTCTGTTCTTTCGTTCCGGCGAAAGCTATCATTTCCGGGGTATAGAAAATCTCGTCGAGTACGGAACTGTCGAGCGATACGACTGCGGCATCGGTTGTTCCGCTGTTGGCTGCTTGGTGCGATACGTTGAAGATGGAGGTTTCCAAAGCCTCGAATGTTACCGTCGTTCCGGTTTGCAAACGAAGCGAACCGCCATAAACGCATTGAACATCTACGGGGATTGTGTCGGTTGAACCCATTACCTTCGCTTTGGCAACGAGATCGGATAACGAAGTGGCGAGTACGGCGGATCCCGGATTGGCTGTCATCTGGTAATTCAGGAACAACCCCATTCCATAGGAAAGGAATAAATCGTTACGGTTCAACAACTGCCCGTATGTGCCCTGCTGTCCATTCTGGCGCATGGGATCGAAAACATAGTTGCCTACTCCATTTACCAGAGTCTGGTCTATCCGGAGATAGGAAGATTGGGGGAAAAGTTCGGGACTCAGCGTCTGCACTTTTTTTCTTGCGTCCTCCCAACGTTTGCGAAGGTAAGGCGCTATAAATTGATTATTCATAATTTACCTTGTTTTAAAATAAGACATTTTTAAACGGCGTGCCTTTTACATTAGTACGCTGTTTTGATTTTTTTTTTGACCCTTGCCAATAATGTTTTGGCGATAAGCCGCATTCGCACCGTACAGGGCATTATTGAACCTGCTGAACGGAGTACCGGCCAACGAAGGGACAGAGCTTGCGATCACGCCTGCGGCTCCCGCTCCGATCATTCCCGCGCCCAATTCACCGATACCGTCCATCTTCACAAGGGAAGGAAGGATTGCACCGATGGCGATAGAGCCCAAATCGGTATATAAAGAACTCTTTCCTTTCATGATGGTCCCTTTCACCACCTGACAGATGGCGCCACCTGCGGCTCCACCGAGGACAATTTTAACGATTATGTCCGTTTTCATTTTCTTTTTCATAAAACAATCTTTTTTACCTGTTAATTACTTACTTTCTTTTACGCACTTTGTCGATGATGCGTTTCTTCTCCGCTTCCTTACGTTTGAGGTCGTTGTTGTAGCGGTCCACTTCACGACAACGTTCTTCGTAGCGTTTCCAAACCTCTACCGAGCTTTTCATCTTCGGTTGTTTGGGGTACTTTTTCTGTTTTGCCATTTTCTTTATTTTTTAGAGGGTTTATAAAAGTTATTTTTTCTTCTTTTTCTTGTCTCCGCTTCCGCCGAATATCAAAGCCATCAATACGCCGCCTACCAGTAGAATACCGAGAAAGTTCGAACCGGCGACGGTTCCTGTCGGTTTATTGTATTCGAGCAGAGGGTTGTCGGTGCTTCCGCTTCCTGTATCTGGAATGATAATGTCGTCTGCATCTGGGACAATACCGGAAAATCCATCTTTCGTGGAAGGTGCATTGATCTTAAATTTTTCATTTGTTTCTTCTTCGCTGTCACCGAATATAACATTAAAGACTCTCGCTATTGCTGCAAGAGCGGAAAGAATGGCACTTACGACAGCAATCCAACCTATAACAGGTATTTCGCCGGTCTTAACTTTATATAGGAATAGTTCACCGTCACAACCGGGATAACGAGACGCAATCGCATTATTGATAATTCGGAGACATTCAGATTCTGGCATGGCTCCTGATTTTTTAATATCTTGATACACCGATTTATAATAAGCCCTCTTGTTTTTTACGGCGGCGGGGTATTCTCCTATCTTCGAATCGGGAATAAATGAATACATAAAGTATTCAGCCGATTCTTCGAGTGTCTTTTGAATACTATTGATTTGATCTTGCGTTATTGAAATACCGGACAAAGATGACGATCGCATCTGACGATACGAAGTTTTACCTACGGCGACATCGGATCCGAGGTACTTTTTAGCATCGAATCCCGGCGTACTGATACCGGTAACTTCGAGCAGGTAATCGATATCGTCCTCGTTAGCCGTGACAGAGGGCGATTGTTGGATAACCGCTCCGAGGATAATGTTCATTACTTGCGAGCGTTGATCGTTGGTCGTTCCGACAGGCTGGTTAAAGGCCCCTTCGTCGTACATCACCCGGAGGCAAGAAATGCCTTTCTCCACATCTACTACTCCATTATCCGTATTTTCGTACAGCATGATAGCCACCGTCGCCACGTCCATAAGGTTCTCTATACGGTTAGCAAATGCTTCGTCTTTTGCTGCGACGGCTCCCTTATACAAGGTATTCAACGCGTTCAGGTTAATTAAAAAGTCTTGTTCCACACGGGGCAAATATTCCTTACCCTGTATCTCGATCATTTCGGTTTCGGTAAAATAACCGATTCCGGGACCGGATAACCGGCTTATTTCTGTGGTTCCTTTCATATCTATTTTTTTTGTATATGGACATTCTTTGTTAAAGACGGCTTTTCCGTTTTCGTCCCGATATACGGGATCGACGATAATCTCCTTTCCGCTTTCGTCGATGGCTACCGCATAGACGTGCGTAGGATCGCTGTTCCCTTCATAAGCGGCGAATCGGAACAAATGAGGAATACCCATGCACCGGAGGCACGAGCAAATGAAAATCGAAAAGCTCTTACAATCCCCTTCGCCATCGCTCCATAACCTCGCCGGGGTTCTGATCCATTGCTTTTGCAAAGGGTCGATCTGATATTTGATGTTTTTATCGACGAAATCGAAAACAGCCCGGCAACGGGAAAGGGTATCATTCCCCGGAAGGTTATCGGCCAGCTCCTGAACTTGTGCATAGTCGGAGTTGTAGCAATCGACGACTGCCTGCATGATATCCTTCGTTTTTCCTTGACGATTGATTATCGTGTCTTTATGTTCTGCTTGTGCGATCATTCCGTAGTAGAGGTTATTTCGGTTACTTCCGCGTCTTTGTCATGGGCGACATCGGTAACTTTGTCGCCGCTCGAAAACAGGTTCTTAATCATTTCCACAAGGGAAACCAGCGAAGGAATACGCACGTAGAAAGAAGGGGTAAACTGGTAACTGGTTCCGTTGGCTCCGAGCCTTCCGTTTATAGATACATCGATGTGGTATTTGCTGGCATTCGTGGCCAAATAAGCATTCAGGAGGCTAAGCAGTTTAGAGGTTTTCAGGCTTACCCGTGCCCGTACCTTCACAGTCTGGTAAGATTCCAAAACTACGTTATTGAGGCTTTGGCTCGACGATCCGACGAACGTACCGTTTAAATACAGGCTGAACTGTATGCCGTTCAGTACTACCCTGTTCTGCGAAAGGTTTTGCAGTTGGAAATCTATATCTACCGTGGTATAATCCCACTTGATAGAGAAAAAACGGAATCCCACGACTTCGATGTTCGTTTTCATCAATGCCGTTGCCGTTGCAAACTTATTGTATAACCAGAGTAAGAGGCCACCTCCTACGAGCCATTTTACCGCTTTATTCATTCGCACATATTATTTAATGCGGAACGAATATAGGTATCTTCTTACCGGAGGCTGCAAGAATTGCAATTTATGCAATTTTTGACCGTCTTTTAACTCGGTTTAACTTCCAAACCGAGAAAATCGCAGAACTTTACCCACTCGACAGGCGAGTATTTGGGCAAAGAATGCGCATCGCGATACAGCCGTACCAACCGGCACGCTTTGCTCTCGCTGATCTTCAACCGACGCGCTATCTCTTTGTTCGTAACAATATCGATTTGCATGGATATTTGTTTTTTTAATGTTTTATTTATGTCCGAAAATGGTTGCAAAAATCAACTTAATTTTTAAATAGCTAATAATAAAGCTATTACGATTTTTCAAATTTAATGAATTTATTGAGAAAAACAATGTAATCTATTGAAAATCTTTTGTGTTTTTATCGTTATATTCTCTTTTTGTCCAAAAAAAATCCTGAGACTTGCGCGAAAATCCTGTTACATTTGTTACATGATGGGGTAAATCTTTCAAAAAGCCGATGTGTAAAGCGTTTCACGGTGTAACAAACTTTTTTACAAGAGATTTTATCGTAACAAAAATTTGTTACAATCCGGGAACACAAAAATCGATTTGTTACAATTTCCGATTTTGTTACAAGATTTGTTACAACTTTTTTATTATATAATATCTTTATTATCATATTATTATCTCTATTTTGTAACAAATGTAACAAATGTAACAAAGTTTCAGTCAAAAAATTTTTTTATCCTTTTCTCGGACTGATCCGAATTAGCAAAATGACAAGAAAAAGCACGATTATCAATCCTATTGCTTCCATAATCTTTTTAAATACGTTGTTTTCTTTTTCCTCCACATATTTGTTTTCTACGGTAGTCGAGGCGGTGACGACTGGGATATTCTTCTCCTGTGTTCGTGTTTCTACTTTCAGCGTGTCGCCGCTGATGGAAACAGAGGTCTCGATCCCCGGCGTCTGTTTCTGGTCTATCCCAGTGAATACAATTCCGGTTCCGGGTATATACGACAAAGTACCGGTAAGCGTGGAACGCTCGGCCGGTACTTGTATCGTGTCGATGGTCTGTTTCTCGATAAACTCGGACTTGACTAACTTCTGTTTGCTTTTACAGCCTGCCACTGCCACCAGCAGCGCGAGGAAAAAAAATACATGTTTCATCTTTTCTAATTTATTATGGGTTAGAATAATTGATTTTATGTGTTTTATATTGATTATATTTGCATTTCGAAAAACTGACATTATTAGTTGTATTTTATGGGAGACCTTGAACTGATTCAAAGCAAGATATACGAGATAAGAGGGCAACGTGTGATGCTTGACTTCGACCTTGCAGAAATGTACGGTACAGAGACTAAAAGATTGAAACAAGCTGTCAGACGTAATTTAAAGCGATTTGAGGGAGAGGATTTCATGTTTGAATTAACCCGGGAAGAACTTTCAAGGACACAAATTGTGACCTTGAACAAAGGAAGAGGAAATAATTTCAAATACATGCCTTTTGCCTTTACCGAATTAGGAGTAGCGATGCTTAGTAGCGTCCTCAATTCTGATACAGCCATTGAAATAAATCGGGGAATCATGCGTGCCTTTGTCGCTATTCGTCAAATGTTATCAACACCGATTTCAAGTCCGGTAGAAAAACTCCAACAAGAAGTAAAAGAACTCAAAGAATATATCGAGGAAGTATTTGCCGACTACAACGATGTTAATGAAGATACCCGCATGCAGCTTGAACTCATTAACGAAACTCTCGCCGAACTGCAATCCAATAAAAGCAGGGAGCGTGAGAAATCCCGTGCGAGAATCGGGTTCTACACTCCACCGGAAGAATGAGTCAGGCAATTAAAACAGTTTTAACCGATTTGAAATCACAATTTGTGATATCAAATCGGTTTTTTTGAGGTCATGATTTGCGACCTCAAAAGATTAGAATAATTGTGTTTGTCGTTTATGAAATTCTTTGTCCTCCCATTCTTTGATTAACCGGTCTACTTCTTTCTCAGCCTGTCGTCGATCATCTTGAAACTGGTAATCATTTCTTTTACCGCCGGCTTTCTTCTGGTAGGTCCGCATCCTGCGTACCGCTTCCATGATTTCGTTTACTTCCATATTTTTTTCTAATGTTTGTTTGGTAATAAGTCTTCCACATATGCCCAGCTTTCTACCTCTGCCTCTTTGACAAAGGTTTTGTAATCTTTTTTCGATAGGCTTTTCCCTCCGACAAATACGCCATACGATTTCGTCTTCACTAATATACGCCTGCCGTATTCCGGAATTTCGCTCTTATCATGCCATGTGTTTTTCAGATAGTATTCCACGCCGTTTGCGAAATCGCAACGTTGGTTGTCGATGACTTCTCTTTTGTAATTAGACAGATAATTTTCTGTATAATTCTTTTTCATGTACTCATCGAAACTCTTTTCAATTGTTTTTTCGTTCATTTTTTATTCCTCCTTTATAAAATCCTTCCGTATAAATTTATAGGGCCTTCCGGTCTTGGTTCCGCCCTTTTCCGGTCTTATCGTCCCTGTATTGGGATCCGCTTTCATCACATAGTAGTCATACCGCATCATAGGTTCCGGCCTGATGTTGAGATCGTATTTCAGAAAATCTATGATCGTCGATTTCGATATGGTAAATCCTCCCACTTGGTTAATCTCTATCGCCAGATCTTTCGGAGAGTAATATAATTCAACGGTTCCGTAATCAATGAAGCTCTGCCGGATAAAGTCCTTGATCTCTTTAACGGCTTTGTTTTCCGTGCGTTCCTGTACTCGGATCAAACTTTCCGTCATATATACTTCCGGCTTGAATCCCATTCTCGACTCCCCGCATTCGTAATGATACTCCCTTTTCGAAAGGTAATAGAGAAAAGCCCCTATCTCTTTCTCCATCTTACTCATGATAAAAGGATCGTCTTTTTCTAAAACCCCTACTTTGAGGACGGCATAACGGTTTTCCCCTTCGTCTATCTGCATGAAGTTCGTTTCGTTGTTCGAGCATACGATGATGTGCATGTAGTTCTTTATTTCGCTGGCATCTTTCCCTTTCTGCTCCATTAACATGTTTGGATTGGTCGCCCAGTTCTTTATCTTTTCCTTTATTTCCGTCCTCTTTTCACTTACGAAGGCTTCCTCTATACCTACAATCAATTTATCGGAATATACGCTTGAAAATTGGCTGTTTAACCGGTCCGAGTCGACGACGATAACATTCTCTTGGAATATAGCCCGCATAAGGTAGAGGAAAGTCGATTTTCCCGTATTCCGTTCTTTCGAAACAAAACAGAGTACCGGCATTTTCTTTCGGGGCTCGAAAAAGGTGTGCTGTATGTAATCCAATCCGAACTCATACATCGTTTCCCCCGCTAAATTGGTATCGGAAAAGATATGCCGCAAAAAGGATTCTATCGTTTTCCAGCTCCCCGGTTTTATGTCGTGATATACCGGATTATAGCGGTTATAGCTTACTGTCTCTATGCCTTCGAAAACTTCTCTCTTTATACGCCTGTATTTGTTCGTGTTCTCCGGCTCGTTAAAAAACATCTGGTAACGGGGGATAAGCGAAATATCCTTCACTTCTTGTTTTACCGTTCCTTCGTTATATCTTACCAGCTTCATAATGGGCTGTTTGTGCTCTTTGTCGTGATCGTCGTCGAATACGATACATTTGCGGTAATACTGGTCGGCCACCTTGATAAACATCTTGGCTTTGGTGAGATTGTCCCTGACTACCTTGCTACCGTCGAAGTAATAAGAGGCTCCTTTCCACTTAAATATCCTATCCTCCAATATGGCTTTGTAATTCTCGTAGAAATTTGCCACGTTGTCGAGGAAGAAGTATTTTTCGAGCTTGTATTTGATACCGGGAGAAAGAGCCATACAGTTTATAAAATCTTTCCTGCCGGTAATCAAGTCGTTCAGTTCCTCTACCAGCTTTGTTTTCTTCTTGGGTTTCAGCGTGGAGATCAAATCGTCCAACCCTTTTGCCGATTCGCTGTATTTGGTGGCTATATGGGAGAAATACAAATCGACATCGAAGGGCTTCATATACTCCATAAAGTTTATGACGGCGGAGCAAAAGTTTTGCAGGCGGGTAGCCAGATCTTTATCCTCGGAATATTTCACATCGAGCAGGTCGGCATCGAAAAGCAGCGCCACGTTGTCGGGCTTACAGCGATCGATAATCATTCGTATGTAGTCGTCGATCGTGTTGTTCTCCTTATCCTTGATGTTTTGAATACCGCCAATCCCTATCATGGGGAGCCCCAGCACATCTCCGGAAAGGGCTTTGATTTCGCCCTCGACGATAAACAATGTCTTTATTTTCTCGGCTAACCGGTATCTCCTGACTATGCCGGGCGTCATGTAGGTATATACACCGGTTTTCGGCGGCTGGCTGTACCGCATTGTCTTTTTCTTCCCGTCTTTGTCCTCGTACTCCTGCGGTTCCATGTACCGGAGCCGCTCGAAGGGAATTTGTCGGCCTTCGTATTCATAAGTGGCGACTTCTCCGTTCGGATCGCAATATGGCAATGTAATGGACTGCTTGCGCTCGTTCAGCCCGATAATAGGTACTTCTTTCGGTTGACCGGAGTAGTATAGGGTTCGTTTGTTTTCAGCGGCAGAGAGCCCGATATTAGCCAAACGGGTATTGAGATATTCTTCTAATCGTGTCATAACAGAATGGTATCGTTTTTAACGACAATTTCGGTCGTGTCTATGGTGATGTTCATTCCCGGACGTTCGTTGTCCGGAAAGGGCGGTTCTTCCGGTATTTCCTTCGGTATGCAGGAGGCGAGGAAAAGAAGGATAAATAGCGCTTTAATTCGCTTCATCGGTTGCTTTTGCCTGTTTCTCATCTTCCAATACAAACAATGCAACTTTCAATGTATGTTTGATTGATGGAACCGCTTTACAAAGTTCGTATAACGATTCGGATATGCTTGTTCCACACCCTTTTACTTGTATAATCCGATCATATTTTGTTTCTATCAAAACAAGAGCCGATTTAACGTCCTTATCTTTTTTTATTGTATTTACAAAAGATTCTAATATATCGCTTATATTTTGTTCATTCTTCGTTTCCATAATGTCAGTGGTTTATTTATCCTTTAAAATTTTGCATATCAATATAAATAGTGCTATAATGAGTAGCAATACATATATTAGCATAGATCCTAATAGGATCAATTCCATTATAGCTTGTGCCTTTTCCATTTTTAAGAACTTTAATCGTGAATATTCCCGGTGATGATCATTCGCTTCAAGTCATAGCCGGATATCTGGTAAGTGGGGTTGTCGATTCCTTTGCCGACATACCCGGCTCCGTCTTTGTCGTACTCGACTACGAATTTATATCCCTTGTATTCGAAGGTATCGCCGGTATAGATGGGGGTTCCGGTTTTATCCTCTACATCGATGGCTTTGCCTACGGTGGCGACGTCTACCTGTACGTATTTCTTTTCTATGCCGTAAATCCATTGTTCGACGAAATATCCGTAATGCCAGATTCCCGCGGCGTCTCTTCCTCTGTATAATTTCGATGGTTCCATAATAATAGTGTCAGACAGTTAAGGGTTAAAAATCGGTTTCGTAACTGTATTCTCTTTTCAGGCGTTCTAATACGCTATCCGTCACGTCATATACATATCCGTTGTTGTTCAGCCGCTTTACGGATCGGTTCTCTTTCAGATAGACAGGGCGATTGAACTCTATCACATTGCGGGACCCGTAGACTTCTTTTATTAAAAAGTCTACATCTCGTTTTCTCCGGTCTAAATCGGTTTCCCTGTATTCCCCTCTCGGTATGAATTTATCTTCATCGACAAAGTAGGTTTCGATTTCTCCCTCCGGATATCTCCTTATGGTTCCTTCGATTCTTTCGAATCCGAATTGATCCAGCCATCGATTCAACTTGGTTCTCGTCATGTAGAGTTCTTCTACATGCCCGTTATCCTCTCTCAATTCTACCCGGAAAAGGTCTCTCCCGTATTCATCTTGTCCTCCCGGATAGACTTCTGCACGGCTATTGCGATCCTTCGATCTGTACTGAGTTCCTCCGATAGAATGTTTACCTCTCACTTCTTTGTACCCATAGCTTTCCAAAAACTTTTGAGCACCCCGCAAGGATTTGAATTTCTTGCTTGTGCTCACCGTGACCGCGATATACTGGTCTTTTCCGTTAATGAGGATGCCGCCTTCGTCATTTCCTCTTTTGTAATCAATAATTTTCATACGTTTAATAATTTATTGGTTAGTAATTTGTTTGGTTAAAAGGGTAGATTATCATCTTCCGGCTTACAGGCCCCTATGATTATGATCTCTTTTTTGCATGAAGCGACGGTAGAAAGAATAAAAACCTCTTTACCGGTTGTTCCGGCCAAACGATAAGCCTCTTTCGATGCACTTTCGAATGAATCGTGCTTGTATGTGGGGCTGTTTCCTCCCTCTACATAAATCATATAAAATCCTGCTTGTTTCATATACTTTTATTTTATGGTTAGTATTCGAATATTCTTTTACCGGCGATTTCCTCTATTTTCTGCATGGCGAGATAAGGAATCTTCGTGCGTCCACTCAGCCAATAAGAGAGCACGTAGCGCGTTATTCCGCAGTCCCGCATGATCTGTTCCCGGATTTCCGGGAGTATGCCGACCGGTATTGTCGAAAGCCACGCTAACAGCCTGTCGTTGTTCGTTGTGTCTGTCGTCTTTTTCATATCTTTTTTTGTTTGTTTTGTGTTGTTTTACTTATTTTGTGTAGGATTACACACGACAAATGTAGATATTTAGTAATTGTTTTCGATATTTCGTAAGTTAAATTACGTTATTTCGTATACATAAACTCATAAATGTATGGATTACAACAATTTAAAAAATGCAATAAAAGGAAGCAATTTAACGATTAGAGAGTGCGCCTCAAAAGTAGGAATGTCAGAGACAGGTTTCCATCAATCTATTCAAAGAGGTACTATGACTATTTCTGTTTATGAAAAAATTTGCGAGTTGTTAGGTGTTTCTCCGTCCTCTTTTTTTGACGATGCCAGTTCTGTAACTGTATCGGGTAATCAAAACCACATAGGAGGTATAGGCAATGGCAATCGAATCGTTTTTACATCTCCCGAAGTAAAGGCTCTAAAACAACGTATAAAAGACCTTGAAAAAATTATTGATTCACAAGAAAAAATGATTGAATTACTAACCAATAAAAAATAACCATTATGAAAAAAATAGTACTGTTTCTTATGCCTCTATTGTTATTGTCTTGCAATAATACCAAAGAAGATGAACCAAAAGAACCCGAAAAAGAAAAATATTATGAATTGTGGTTCTATCCATCTAACTATTATGATCTAACGTTATATTTTTTCAATGCAGATAAGGCATATACTCTTTATAGTTCTATGGAGTATGAACCAGTGAAAATATACGTTCCTATGAATAAAGAAAATAGAGAAGTATTTACTTTGTATAGTTATGACGGTTCACATATTAGAATTTTTGGACAAAGTAAATATTATGAAATTCGAGGAATGAAAGAGAATGAACGTTATAGAATAAATTGTATAGATAAAATTGGTGAGATTGTCGAGGAGAATGTAGAAAGTATAGATATTGATATAAAGTGTATAAGTAATTACAAATAA